ATCATCAACGCCACCGCTCGCGGTGCACTGAAGAGCACTGAGAAGAGCGCGACTTCTACCGCTCAATTCGTGTTCCAGGACAACGAGATCAACGGCTACCCGGTGATCGTGAGCAACCAGCTCACCAACAACGACTGCCTGTTCGGCGACTTCTCCCAGTTTGTCGTCGGCATGTGGAGCGGCCTGGATCTGACCGTGGATCCCTACGCCGGATCGACTGCCGGCACCGTTCGCATCATTGCCCTGCAAGATGTGGACTACGCCGTCAAGCAGCCGTCCGCCTTCTGCTACGGCACCTGATCACCATGAGGATCGAGATCCTTCGCTCGGTCATGGTCTCTGGAGAGCCGGTTCAGGCCGGCTCCCTGATTGAGGTCAGCCTGAGCGACGCCAATTTGCTGATTGGCATGGGCAAGGCGCGTTTTGCACCTGCTGAGCCTGTGCCGCAGCCGGAGCCGGATGCTCCCAAGCGGACCCGCAAGTCCACAACCACCATCGCCTCCGAGGAGGACTGACCCATGGCCATTCTTTGCCAAGCCCTCGACAAGTTCGAGGCTCTGAACTTCCATCCGACCACGGCCCGCACTGCCACCGGCAGCGGCACTGGTGTTGACCTGCAGCAGTACGACGGCGACCTTGTGCTGCTGCTGGACTCTGCCGCCGGCAGCGGCACCACTCCGACCATGACGGTGACGGTGGAGCACTCCGACTCGCTTGGTAGCGGCTACTCCGCCATCAGCGGCGCCGCCTTTACCCAGGTCACCACCACCGCTTCCCAGCAGAAGCTGGTGATCAGCAAGGACGAGTCGCGCCGCTACGTGCGTGTGACCTACACGATCGGCGGCACCAGCCCGAGCTTTACGTTCTCGGTGAATGCCGTTGGCGTGAAGAAGTACGGCTGATCGCAGCCTGATGACCACTGCCCCTGGCTTACGGGCTGGGGGCTTTGCTGCAGGGAGCGCCTGTGTTCACTGAAGACCTCGATGGTTTCCTGGCTGATTTCGGGCTGCCGGTAGTGATGGGCAGCGTGAGCGGCATCGGCGTGCTGGACATGCCAGCGCAGATGATCGCCGATGGGATGGTGATCACGACCGATTACAAGCTGACGGTCCGCGCTGATCTGTTCGGCGCGATGAAGTATGGCGATACGGTTTCCGTCAATGGCGTCAGCTACCATGTGCGCGAGCCGATGTTGGTAGATGACGGTGCATTCTTGGAAGTGAGCCTGTCACGGATTGCCTAACCTGAACCTAACGGCTTCCGCCAAATCCTGAGGCATGGCCCGCATCCGCCCCGCCACCTACACGCTGCGCATCCCCCAGCGGGCGACGCTGGAGGAGCCGATCACACTCAAGGCTGGTGGCGTGGCACTGAACCTCACCGGCTACACGGTGCTGGCGCAGATCTGGCGTGATGAAACACGTCAGAAAAAGATTGCAGACCTGACAGTGACCTATGTCAATCGCAGCCTGGGCCAGATCAAGCTGTCGCTGACCAGGACGCAGACCAGAGTAATCGGCCGCTCGGGCTTCTGGGATCTGCTGGTGATCGAGCCTGGCGGAGCGGCGGATTACTGGCTGGAGGGTCCGGCGACCCTGGATCCCGGTCTTACGGATGACGTGCCATGAGCAATCAAGTCGAGGCCATCGTTAACGAGGCCAGCATCCCCACTGTGGTGGAGGTGAATGCGCCTGGATCCCAAGGCATCCCCGGCAAGACCGCCTATCAGGTCGCGGTCGAGCAGGGCTTCCAGGGCACCGAAGCTCAGTGGCTGGCGAGCCTGGCGGAAGAGGCGAATGACATCGCCATGGCCTACGCCGACGCTGCCGAGGTCTCTGCGACTGCTGCATCGGGATCTGCCACAGCCGCTTCTGGTTCAGCTGCAACAGCAACGACCAAGGCCAGCGAGGCCAGCACCAGCGCTACGAATGCAGCCAGTTCTGCTACTACAGCAAGCAATGCAGCCACGACGGCTACCACCCAGGCCGGTATCGCCACAACCAAGGCTGGAGAGGCATCCACCAGTGCCACGAATGCCGCTACCAGTGCCAGCAACGCTGCAACATCAGCCGGCACAGCCACCACCAAGGCAGGAGAAGCAGCTACCAGTGCCACCGCTGCATCCAATAGCGCCACCAGTGCCAATGGCAGTGCATCGACGGCAACGACCAAGGCAAGTGAAGCCAATACGTCAGCAGGAAACGCAGCGACCAGCGCGACGAATGCTGCGAACTCTGCCAGTGCTGCCAGCACTTCAGCGACCAATGCAGCGAACTCGGCCACTGAGGCAACAACTCAGGCCGGTAATGCAAGCACTTCAGCCACAAACGCAGCGAACTCAGCTACTGCAGCAGCTAACTCAGCAACTGCGTCTGCTGGTTCTGCTACAGCCGCCGCTGGTTCTGCAACAGCAGCATCAGGTAGTGCCAGTGCCGCTGCCGCTTCGGCTGGCAGTGTTGCACAGATTCAATCTGCCGCAGCCCTCGTCCTCACCGCTTTCTACATCTGAGTCATGGCAACATCACCCGCTTTTGTTTCTACGCCGCGCATCGGTCGCGCCAACCTGTCTGCTGCCAATACCGCCATTGATGGCACTGGTACGATCACCACATTGATCACCGGCGTCGCTGCTGGTACACGCATCCTGGAAGTTGCAACGCAGTGTTCTGCGACATCTGCTGCTGCATTGGTCAATCTGTTCCTGTCGCTTGATGGTGGCACCACCTGGAGCTTGTTTGATCAGGTCACGATCAGCGCTGCAACGGTGAGTACAACGGTGAAGGGTCATCGCAACTTTGCGCTATACACCAACTTGGTCCTGCCTGATGCGAATGCACGTCTCGGTTGCACCACGACCATTGCGCAAGCCACGCAGGTGTTTGCACTGGGAGCCGATCTGACGTGAATCGTTCACCGCTGGGTTGGACTGATCCTGGGTGGACCGTGGCGCAAGGCGGTTGGCCAGTGCGTCGCGGTCTACTGGCTGAGCAAAGCCGTCCACATGCGAACGATCTATGGACCTTGGCAGGCCATGTGCCATCCCTCGATCTGCGCTTTTCTGAGACCAAGAGCCTGCGTGATCAGGTGACAGGTCAGAACTTGGTGTCGTTCAGCCGCTCATCGGCCGGTACGTTCGTTGATGCGGATGGCATCATCCGTTCGGCTGCAGCGAATGAACCGAGGTTTGACCATGACCCAGCGACAGGAAGGTGCCTGGGTCTGCTGGTGGAGGAGGCGAGGACCAATGCTTGTCCATATAGTGTTGTATCTCCTTACTCTTGGACAACGGCAGACAATGCAACCATTGTTCCAAACGCAGGCATTGCACCCGATGGAACGTTTACTGCGGCGCTAGTCTCTTTCCCTGCGTCTCTTACTCCTAGAATCACAAGAGCGCTAACCATAGGCGCAGGAGCAGTTGCGCAAACAGTCTGGATAAGAGCTGCATCTAGCACAGTTACTATTCGCGTTGGAAATCCATCTGATTTTGGCGTCAATCAAGTCATCGGAACTGCATGGACACGTGTCACTGCGTCAATCGCTAGTGGCAGCAATGCTTTTGGTGTATATTGTTCCAATCCAGTAACTGCGGCCAGTTTTTATGTATGGGGCGCACAAATGGAGCTTGGCTCCTTCCCCACCTCCTACATTCCCACTCCCGCCACCTTCACCTCCCGCGCTTCTACCGCCACGTTCTACGACGCCAACGGCATCATCCAGACTGCTGCCACCAACATCGCCCGTAGCAATGCGTTCTTCCCCAACAGCAATGGCGTGATGGTGCCGGCTGGCCTGCTGCTGGAAGCGGCGGCGACTAATCTTATGCCTAATTCCCTGCTCACCAATCCAGTCGCTAGCTCTGGTGGAATGACACTTGAAAATGTTACATCGCTCCCAGGTGCCTTTTCATCAGCCGTAAGACTTATATCCTCAGGTGGCAACGACCGGCGTTATAACTACGGCAATGACGGCAACGCAACTACGCGCACGGTCTCTGTGTACGCAAGACTTGGAACTCAGGGTGTTCGTTTCTTTATTAGAAATGGAACGGGACCGTATATTTCGTTTAACCTGTCTACCGGTGTCATTGAAGACAATCGCTTTATAGCTGGATCCGGGCGAATAGAAAACGTCGGCAACGGCTGGTACAGATGTTCTTTTAGACATGTCAACATTAGTGGAGCTGGTTATCTTATTGGTCCAGCTTCTGATTCGGTACTTAATTCAGCTGCTGGCGATAACATCATTTTAACCGGTTTTCAGTCAGAGCTGGGAGACTACCCCACCTCCTACATCCCTACCGCTGGGTCAGCCGTCACCCGCGCCGCCGATGTCAGCAGCAGCGCCACCGTGACCAGGAGTGCGGATGTGGCAGCGATTACAGGGCGTAATTTTTCGTCTTGGTATAACAACCAAGAAGGAACATTCGTCACTGACATGGCCCTTGGATTTACACAAAATGCTGGCAACCCATTCATCTTTGGCGGTGTATTTTACACAACTGTTGTCAATTCGATGAGAACGTTAAGCAACGCTGATGGTCTAGGGGGTGGATTGCCAAACTCTCAAACGGTATTTAGCAAAATGGCTACTGGCTTGAAGTCAGGAAATTATGCAATTTCTGTGAACGGCACTGTTGTTAGTGGAAGCCGCTCTGTCTACACCCCAGCTGGTAATCAGTGGGCGATCAATTCGAGCCTTGGCAGTCTTGGCAGGATTAAACGCCTCACCTACTGGCCCCTCCGACTTCCAAACGCCACCCTACAAGCCATCACCCGACCTTCATGACCACCTACTACCTCCGCTTCCCTGACGAACCCACCGCCCAGACCGCCCTGGAGGCCGCTGGCATCTACGTCGCCCCCATCGGCAACAACCCTGGCTACTACCGCCAGGCTGACATCGGCTGGGCGTTTGATCCGATCGGCACCATCACGCGAGGTGGCGTCTGGGATCAACAGACCGGCGCTGAACTGGTCCCACCCACCGTCCTGCCCGGCTGGCATGCCAACTACGCCGCTGACACCCTGCCGCCAGGGCTGGATCAATACCTCGTGCAGCCACAGCAGCCGTTGCGAATGTTTGCGGGGGCTTGGTCATGACCACCCGCCGCGAAACCATCATCCAAGCCGCCGTCACCGCCCTGGCGGGCACGACGCAGGTCGGCAGCAGGATCTACCGCAGCCGCACGCAGGCGCTCCAGCGTGGCGAGGCACCGGCGCTGATCATCGAGCCGGTCAATGACAATCCCAATAATGACGTGCTGCCCAAGCTGGATTGGATGCTCCAGCTGCAGGTCGCTGTTTTCACGCGCGGCACGCCTGCTGATCAGCTGGCAGATCCGATCGTGGAAGATGTGCACCGGCGGCTCATCGGCAATGCCACTCTCAATGGGTTGATCAATGGCATCAGGCCGGGGACGACCAGTTTCATGATGGTCGATGCGGACCAAGATGCCGGAGTTACTAGCCTGATCTTTGAGGTGAGGTATCGAACCTCTTTCGCTGATCTGTCGCTGAGCTGACATGGCCCAGAACCCTACGGGTGGTGGAACGTACTTTCGTGATGCAGACGGCGTTCTCCATCAACTGGAGGAGGCCGAGGTCAAGTTGGATCCCGAAACCAGGCTCCTGATCCCACCCAAACGATTGGCGCCGCAGCCCAAGGCACCGGAAGTGCCGGTAACGACCACCGCTAAGAAGTGAGGATCAACCCGTGCCACTGAACGCAACAAAGAAGGCGATCTTCGCCAAGACTGAAACCACCTACGGCACCGCGATCTCGACGAACGCGACCAATGCCATTCTGGTGTCCAACCTGGAGGTGCAGCCGTTTGAGGGCGACCAGGTGGACCGCAACCTGGTCAAGCCGTACTTTGGCGCATCGGACATCCTGACTGCCAACGGCCGCACCCGCGTGACCTTCAGTGTGGAGCTCGCCGGCACCGGCACCGCGCCGACTGCATCGGCTGCTGTTCCCCACTATGGCCCGCTGCTCAAGGCTTGCGCCATGAGTGAAACGGCGATCGCCAACTCCGCCAGCGGTGGTGATCCGTCCAACGCGGCGATTGAGTATCGGCCGGTTTCTGAGAGCATCAGTAGCGTCACGATCCGCTGCAACTACGACGGCGTGCTGCATGTCGTCAAGGGCTGCCGCGGCAACGTCCGGCTGCAATGCCAGACCGGGCAGATCCCGATGTTGATGTTTGAGTTCGAGGGCATCTACGTCAGCCCGACTGACAGTGCCTTTGCTGATTCGATCGCCAACGTCAACTACGCTGGCATTGCGGATCCCAAGATCTTCAACTCGACCAATACCACCGGCTTCCGGTTCCTGAGCCAGAGCAACGTCGAGGTGGATCCCTGCCTGCAGAGCCTGGAGGTGGATGTGGGTAACGCCGTTCAGTATCGCGAGCTGGTTGGTTGCCAGAAGGAGGTGCTGATCACCAACCGCCGAACCACTGGATCGGTCACGATTGACGCGGTGTTGATGGCCACGAAGAACTACTTCGAGGCTGCCAATGCCAACGAGACCGGCGTTCTGAAGTTCACCCACGGCACCGCTCCTGGCAACCGTGTGTTGTTCAGTGCGCTTCGCGCCAACCTGACCAGCGTGAGCTACACCGAGTCTGACAACGTGCTGCAGTACAACATCCCCTTCGTGCTGCTGCCCGACAAGGCTACCGGCGCATCTTCTGGTGACCGCGAGTTCGTTATCAAGGTGTTCTAATCACTATGGCTTTTGTTCTCAAGCAAACCGACAGCTACACCTGGCCTGTTCCTGTTGAGCTGCCTGCCGATGGTGGGCGGTTCAACAAACAGACCTTTGATGCGCAGTTCAAGCG